AATTAGTTGGTTGAACCATAAGTGAAGATGCTGTAAATGCACCATCAATATTTAACAATCTGTAAAGTTCAAATATTTGTGCTGCACTTAATGAAGTTGACATAACTGCAAATTCATCTATGTGTAAAGCCTTTGAGGTTGCACCTTGTGAATTAAATTTGCCTTCAGCAGAAATACCATATGTAGCAGCATCTGATAAAGTAGTTCCAGCAGTAGACATAGTTGCTACTTGCTTTCCATCTAGATAAAGTTTAAATGAACTTCCATCTCTAACACCAACCGCATGGTGATATAGGTTATCGCATACATTTATAGTAGTAGTAAGGGAATCTGTATCTGTTCCGCCAAATCCTTGATTGATTCTAGCCTCAAGGTAACCGTTTGTACCGCCAATTGAAAGAGTAATACCAGATCCAAGGAAACCATACATACCCATAGATCCAATAATTTGTTCAAAGTTTACTGTTGATTCTGCTTTAAATACTGCAGACATTGTTTGGTGATTTCCGCTTGAGAAAGTTCCACTAGAATAAGAATAATCACCCTGAATATAAGTATCAGCATTTGTAAATTTGTAAGCATATGTATTTTGAGTTGGTTGTAAATAAGTTATATTTGTTCCATTTTTACCTACAGATAATGTTCCGCCTGATCCATAGTTAGTTGGTGTTCCAGATGCTTCATTTAATCTAAATGCAATTTTAGGTGAATATGTATCAATCTTTTCTTGATATTGATTAGTAAATCTTGCTGTAGCTGGAATAATTTTTGCAGTTCCTTGAATTGGAACGGCTGCAGCAGTAATCATGGCTGCTCTTTCAGTTGATCCTATTGAATCATATCCAGTAATCCACATATTAGAGATATAGCCATACTTATTATTAGTTCCAGTATCTGGAGTTTTACCTAATGTCATACTGGCAATACCTGATGGCCAATGATTACCATTAGCAGCAGTGGTTACTTCTGTTCCATTATCTAAAGATATAGCAATTTGGTTATTAGTATCTGATGCTCTAGCTTGGATTAAGTGCCAATTCCCATCTAATACGTTAGTAGTAGCTGTTGCAGTACGAAGTTGAGTTCCATTTGCTGCAAAAACTGGATATCCATTAGTGTCAATTAATACTTGATAATAATCGGTTGAAAAAGGATTAGTAAAAAGAACTAGGGTTGTATTTTTTGCACCAAAACCAGATTCTCCCTTAAACCACATACCAATAGAAAATTCATTATCTGTAATTTCTGTTGAATAAGGTTGATTAACTCCAAAAGCTAATGTTACTGAGTTACCGACTTCAGCTTTAATCTTTAATGCACCAGAGCCTTGAATACCATCTTGTGGGACGTTTATTGATGCGCCATTAAATGCCCATGCTGTTGCAGCATCTCCGCCAGATCCATAGTTATGAATCTTACCTATTTCATCAAACTTGTACCATTGTTCAAATGATCGTCCTGCTAAATATGTATCCAACATTGTTGGGAAATTTATTGTATTAAATGATGGTTGTGCAAATAATGAAGATGCGGTCATTACTGATGCTGTATTGTTTGGATTCCGAACTGCTGTAATTGCAGGCATTGGCAATAATGCAGATGCTGTAAGTGTTGTTGATACTGATGTAGCATTATATGCTGAATCGTAGTTATTAAATACCTCAGTTGCTGTTAATGTTTGACCATATATAGCAAGTTCATCAAAGTCACATTTTGCGTTTTCTACAATGTGACGCATAGATGTTGTATCTATTGTAAAGCTATTTGGAATATTTGGACTAGTTTGTGTTGTGTGTAAAGATCCATCAATATAAAGTTTAACTTCAGATGGAGAAAATGTTACAACTATATGATGCCATTCCATATCTGTAACAGCATTAGAAACCATATCATATGCAGGATATCCTGAACCGCCTTTAAATTGGAATGTATATTTAGCAGTAGATTTAACATAATAAATAGCTAAGTATTTAGAAGTTCCGTCTCCCCAGTTAAAAAGATATTGAGGAATGCTATTTGATGTTGTTTCAAGTTCCTTGTGCCAAAATTCTATAGAAAATGTTCTATCGTCAAATAAATCACCAGATGCTATTGCGCTAAATTTATAATATTTTACATTATTAAATGATACACAATTACTAACAATTCCAGTATTGCCTAAAGTTGGAGATGCCCCAGAACCAATAAGTGACAATGAGTTAGAAAGGGATCCAGAGTTTCCTGGCGTTCCAGTTGTTTCATTAAATTTATACCAAAGTTTTGGGTTTAGCGCTGATACATTATCGTAATATGCCATAAAAATAGGCTGCGGTTAGGCAGCCTTGACTCCAATCAAAATTTTGTCTGCTGGGATTGATGAAATACTTCCGCCGTTAATTGTAATGATAGGAGTAAAGGAGAGATCGGAGACCACTGGAGAAAATATGTTTCCAGAAAGTATCTCGACAATGGTCTGGGACTCAACTAATATGCAAGATGCATTTAGTACGCCGACCTCTACCTTTACGTCCATTAGCGTGTTACCTTACGCTACAGTGATTCGAACAATACCAGTCGAATCCCATGTGATTGTAAAGTTACCATTGGTTGAAGACTGGTCTGAACCGAAGTCTACATATCCAATTAGGGGTGAAGTGCTTGATGTACCAGTTGAATCATAAACAATTGCATAACGTGCTGTGATTGTTGAAGACGCCCAAGTGGTGTCTGCAGCATCAAGAACAATTACGTTGTTTGCTGAATCGTAGGTCGCTGTCTTTGAAGCAAGTGTATTACCACCAGCTGTATAACCAGTTCCTGAAACTTCGTATGTTGATACGTCGTTAAAGTAATCATGTGCGTCCTGATCTGGAGTGTAAGAAGATGAAACGAGAGCTACCTTAATAGTGTCTGTATCGAAGTCAACTTCTTTGTTAAGGGCTTTAAGAATAAAGTTACCATATAATTTGCTTGGCATTAGTTATCCCCCTTACGCTGACGCTGTCTTCTCAAGTACTGCAAAGCCTTCGGCTCTTGCAATATCAAATGCACGACGTGCACGAACCTTGAGTAGAACGCCATCTGTATCGAATTTAGCATCTTTAGAAACCATTGACTCAATACCAGCACGAACACCGTTGATCATAAGATCAGTGTTACCTGCGATAAGAAGTGCGTTTCCTGATGGAGTAGCAGAAGCTGCTGAACCTGTCATTGCACCTGTTGAGATAGTTAATGGGTATCCGAATAGTGTGCCTGTTGTAGGACCTAGTGGATCTTGAAGAATTGGGCGGTTTTGGCTATCAACCAAACCACGTAGAGTTGCTAGAAGCTGTGGGTGAGCGATGAATACTGTCTTTGACGGATCAAAGTATGCAGAATCTTCAATCTTTGATAGGATCTGATTTAGATCATCAAATGTGATTGCTCCAGCTGATTGAATGCGGTTTGAAGCTGAGTTATATTGTGATACTGCACGGTACACAGATGTGTATGGTGCTGCGTCTGTTCCTGCTGCTGCAGCTGTTACGCCTAAGCATGCGTTGTCAAACTTCTTTGCCCAGTTAGTTGCCCACTGAGTCTTGTATGTGTTTAGTACATCTAGGAATGAATCGTTTAGATCTTCTTCTGAGATGTGCATGATCTTTGCCCATTTACGAGCTGTTAGTGTAATGTCGTCGATTGTTACATCTGATTCACCGATTGTAGCGCCTTCTGCATAAACAACAGGAGCGTCACCAACGAAGCGTGGAACACGCTTTATTGATGTAGCCATTGGCTCACGACGAGCAAGCTTTTCAACTGCAGAGTTCTGCAGTGCTGCTTGTACGACGGTTGAGCTGTGCTCTTCAACGATATAACCATTGGCGACTGTTAATTCTGTTCTTGCCATAGTAGTTTTATCCTTTTCTTATTAGTTAGATTTTTGTTTGCTTGAGAGTAATATATTCGTCCGAATAATATTAGATTCGCAAGCCTAAACGTCCATCTAGCTTGCATAATCTAAGTATACCGTATTTTA